TCGCCAAAGTTACGTAGCAAAAAAGAAAAATGCGATGCAAACAAATGGTAATAGTCGCTACGAATTGTTGCAGTATGCTAAATCAATTGGCATATTTAGCAAAATGGTTTATAGTGGTATTATTAGTCTTAATGTAGCAGCGTGGGTGGATATATACGAAAAATACCTTAATTATTTACAGGAAAACAATAAAACAAATTCAGTTTACAAAACGGCTGAATACTATAATTTAAACGAAAGAACAATTTATAGGATTATAACCTATATGGAAAATAAATAGTGCTGACAAATAAAAGTCAAAAAAAATAATAATAAAGTCTTACATTTGTAAAATATATGGAAGCAGTTTTAAACATAAACGGAGTAATTGGGGAGGACGTTACTATGATGTCTGTTGTAGAACAGATAAAAAAATATGACGGAATAACCTCATTACTTGTTAAAATAAATTCGGAAGGCGGTGCAGTAGACGCTGGTTTTGATATTTATAATTATTTGCGTTCTTTAAAATTGCCTATTACGACGGTTGCGGAAAATTACTGTTGCTCTATTGCGACGGTTATTTTTATGTCTGGAGAAAAACGTATTGTAAAGGAGAACACTTTATTTATGATACATTTGCCTTGGGGAACAACGCAAGGCACTGCGGAGGAAATAGCAAATTACGCTGAAGTTGTAAAACAGGCAGAAGATAGAATTTTAAAGTTTTATGTGGAAAACACAAATAACACTAAAGAAGCAATTTTACCTTTAATGCAACAAGAAACATTACTAAATAATGAGCAGTGCGTTACATTGGGATTTGCAACAGATATAGAAAAAGTGGTATTTGCAAAAGTGTATTTTAATTCTAATATAAATAAAATGGTAGCACAATTATCGAAAGAGGATAAGTCGTGGATTGAAAAGCAATTCGACAAAGTCCTTAACATTGGGAAAACCAATGTAAAAGCATTAATGACCTTGCAAGATGCTTCGGGTGTTTCAATTGAGTTTACAGACCTTAATGAGGGCGATGTTCCACAAATTAACGATGTAGCAACAATTGACGGCAGTCCAGCAGAAGGCACTTTTTTACTTCCAGACGGTAGCAGTTATGTATTTGTTGGCGGTGTGTTAACAGAAATAATGCCTGTATCGACGGAGTTAGAAATCGAAATTGAAGATTTAAAACGTCAAAATGCAGAATTGCAAGAGCAATTAAACTTGGCAAATGCTAATTTTACTGAACTTCAAAACGAGGTTGTAAACCTTAAAAAAGGCATTACTTCAAGATTTGACGTAAACAATAAACGTGAGCCAAACAAAGGTGCTGACGCTAAACCAGAAACAACAAAACGTAAACTATTAAAAGATTAAACGAAAATGGCTTCAATTATTGACGTAAGCGAACTTACATTAAATCCAGAGGAGGCAAGAGACATAGCCTCTATTATTGTAGAAAAAGGTCTATTAGACGGCAATTTGGCGAAAAACCACGAAATTGTTACAGGAATTGACCATAAGCAACAAATCCCTTTTGCGGGACAAATTGCAGACAGCCTTGCAAAAGCAGACGGTTGTACTCCAAACACAGGTAGTAGTGTTATAATGACAGAGAAATTTTGGGAACCAGTTATTTACGATACCAGATTTACTCACTGTCAAGCTGACCTATCTTCTTTATTAAAGTTGTTCCAACGTGCAGCTAAAATTAATCCAGATTTTTACGACAGAATTGATAGCCAACAATTAGGCGTAGTATATGCGTTAGTAACACAAATGCTAAACGACGCTATTCCTACTAAAATTTGGTTTTCAGATAAAAACGCTGAATGGATAGACGACGGTGGAGTATTTACAGACGGAGTAAACTTAAATTTATACAACGCCATAGACGGTTTGTGGAAACAAATTTTTACAGAAGTAAGTACAGGAGATAGCAATTACACGCTTATTGAAGAAAATGATAACGTAGATTATGCTTCACAGGCATTGGGGTATAATTCTGCTTTTCAGTATTTAGCGTCTGTTTATAACGCTGCGGATAGCAGATTACTACAAGACCCTACTGCAAAATTCCAAGTTACTCGTTCAATTGCGGATAATTACAGGAATTACATCAGACAAGAAAATTTAGGTGCTGGTTTCCTTGAAGTAATTACAAACGGAGTTCCGCAGTTGTTCTTTGACGGAATAGCAGTTGAAGTTCGTCACGATTGGGATAGGGATATTAAAGCGTTACAAAATAACGGTTCGAGGTGGAATTTACCACATCGTATTGTTCTTACAACGCCAGCTAATATTCCTGTAGGAACTATGTCGACAGACGATTTGCAGACCCTTGATAGCTTCTATGATAGAACGTTAAAGTCAAACATTATTGACGTTGCGTTTTCTTTAGATGCTAAATTGTTAGAAAAATATATGATTTCGGTTGCTTACTAATAGCAGCTGAAATTTAATTAATAACCATTAAAAATTAATAAGGTATGCCTACATCGTGCGACGGTCTTTTGACAGACGATATACTATTTGACTGCGAAAATGCTATGGTCGGTGGTATTGAGGTAAATGTTTTGCTTTTTAACCATACGGATATTGACAAAGTAGAAACAACTTTTAGCAATACTCAAAAAACTAAAATCACTGATTTTGTTTTAAAAAGTGGTAAAACAGGATATTTGTTTCAAGGAGTAAAACAAGTAAACGCTTTGGCTTGTGAACTTGTAAAAAAGGAAATCGGACCAGATAAATGGAAACATACGTTTTCGGGCGTTATATTAAACCTTTCGACAGAGAACAAAGAAAGGCTAATGGAAATGTCTTCTGGAGGTTTATACGCTGCAATTGTAGAGTTAAAATGGAAAGGTGCTGATAACGAGGAAGCGTTCCAATTAGCGGGATTTGAAAGCGGATTGGAATTAATGACAAGTGCTTTTACAACTGCTGAAAACGACGGTACAGTTTCTATTGAATTATCTTCAAAAGAAGGTTATGAGGAAAGTAAACCAATTTTAACTGTATTGGAAACAGATTATAGTACAACTGCAACCGCATTTAGCAATAAGTTTGCAAGTTAAAAAATGTCAATTGAATTTGAGTTTTTAGATACAAACGCCATAGTTAGTAGTTATACGAACAATGGCGTTTCGTATTTAGAACTGTTTATTAGGGAGTATTCACGAATAACAGGGCAACCCGAAAAAGATTTTAATGTCGGGTGTAAAAAATGTATATCGGAATATCTAAAAACATACAAACTAAAAAAAAGTAAAATGGCACAGACAAAAAATTACAAATTAAAAGAAAAGTACAACGGATTACCTTTAAAGTTTGGTTCTAACATTTATGTAACCAACATTAATTTAACTGACGAGTACGCAGAAATTTTGCTTAAAAAGCACAATGCGGAAGACATTTTTGATGTCTATCCTAAAACCACAAAAGAAACAAATCCAGAAGTAATTTCTGAAGTAAAAGATATTGAGGTTGTTGATAGTGAGCAAATCATAGAGGTGCAGCCAAAACCAAAACGCATTAGAAAAGCAACCTCAAAAAAAATTAAAAAATGATAAAGACTACTCTTTTATCCATTTACAAAAAAATTGTAGAGTGGGATAAAAAGTTGGAAGTCTATATCAATGGCGAAGACAATGCTTATCCCGAACGAATGGAGCGCTATCGCAATAATAGCGTTACTGCCTCTATGGCGTCTAATGTTATGGTGCAATACCTATTAGGTAAAGGTTTTGGGGAAATAGACAACAAACAAATAGGCGATTATAAACTTAAAGATATTGCAGACGATATTGCAAGAGATATTGTAGACAATCGGGGAGTTTTTATCCACGTAAGCTATAATGCTAATTTTGACGTTTCCGAGTTTAAAGTGCTTCCTTTTACACAATGTAGATTAGGAGAAAAGGATAGTAAATTATACAATGGTAAAATTTTAGTTTATCCTAATTGGTCGGAAAATAAAATTGATAAAAATAAAGTAAGTGTAATTGACGTCTATAATCCCAACCCAGAAATAGTTGCTTACCAAATAGCAAGTGCTGGCGGTATAGATAAATATAAAGGTCAAGTGCTATATTACAATATGGATAATCAATTTTACTATCCATTAAGTAGAATTGATGCAGTATCTTTTGAGTGCGATAACGAGTACCAAGCGTCCGTATATAAAAACGAATTATTAAGACGTGGCTTTTTTGGTAAAACACTTGTCGTTACAAGACCTTTAATTGAAGACGCTTTTTATGAGGATTTTTCAGACGAGGGTATTAAAAGATTAACAAGATTAAAAAGCGAACGGCAGAATTTTAAAGACGGCATTAAGAAATTTATAGGTGCTGGCGAGGTTGGAGGAGTTATGCATTTGGAAGTCGACTTTGCGGGAGAAAGACTTGACGACGCTATTTTATTTAAAAACATTGATAGCAATATAAATCCAGATTTATTTCGATTTACAGAGGATAGTGCTATTGTAAAAATTTTAATGGCTTATAATAATTTACCTGTTGCGTTGGTAAAATCTCCAGATAGTTCTTTATTAGGAAATAGTGGTGCTGCTTTAGTTACTGCTAAAGAAACGTATTGGGAAAACACAACGAAAGAACGCAGTTTGTTAGTAGGATTAATGAATGAGTTATGGATTAGACATATAGATTATAACGGTGTTCCGTTGCAAATTACTCCTTTAATTACAAAGGAAATAAATACTAATACGGCATTAGCAGAAAAACAAAGAGCTCAAGCAACATTGAAAGGCAGCGTTGGAGGTGTTAGCGCACTACTTGAAATCATACGTAGCGTTAGATCGGGAGAAACAGATTATGGTAGCGCATTAGCAATCATTGAAGAAATTTATGGTGTTAATACGGAAAAGGCAAAAGAATTGTTAGGCAATCCACTAATTTAGTTGATATGATAAATACCAAATTAATAGACAGAAGCGACATATCCAATTTGCGACAAATTAGTGCTACAATTTACGATGAGGTTTTAGATGCTATTATAATTGAAACGCAGATACAGGACATACAACCTTTATTGGGAGAATATCTTTTTAATGATATTTTAAGCGACCCGTCCAATTATGAAGATTTGTTGGACGGAGGTAGTTACGAATTTTTAAACGAAACTTATTATAATTACGGTCTTAAAAGTGTTATAGTATTTTATGTCTACGCACGTTTAAAAATGTACGGAAACGCAATCGATACACCATTTTCAACTGTTGAAAAGTTGGAGGGCGCAGATAGTAAGCCAATTTCGGATAAAACAAAAAAGGACCTTTATCAATTAAATAGAGATACAGGATTTACAATGTGGAAAA